TTATTGCTGTATGAAGCAAAGAGAAAAGTGTTCTGGACGCGAGTTCGACTCTCGCCTGGTCCACCATAAGTTGATTTGCAGACCGTGCCACCTCTTGCGAAAAGAATCGTATTGCAGGACGAAATCAACTTATGATGGGCCAGTCATGGTTTCGACAGGGCAAAGAGTAACAGAGTGGACAGCACAGTAGGCGATGACTGTAAATCAAGCAAATCAAGTAAGTGCAAACGATGAAAAGTTCGCATTGGCTGCCTAATTAAAGGCGCCTAGGGTTTCGGTGGGTTCCTCGTAACAGAATACCCACCATTCACATCATAAACCTATGAAAATATACATTTCAAAATATCGAGATCATTGGATTTCACCTTACACCATTTTGGATTACATATTTTTTTGGACCGATTGGTCAAAGTGTAGTCGCGACAAAAGCATTCGTACCACTTTAGAACAAGAACGCAATTATGTAGAACCACCAAAATGGGTAGATCGTTGGGCGGATCGACTTGAACCCATCAGTAGAGCTATTCAATGGATCGGCGAACGCATTTATCCTCGCATTGAATATGTTAAAATTGATCGATGGGACACCTGGAGTATGGATCACACTTTGGCTATGATCATATTGCCCACGCTCAAACAACTACATGCGACCAAACACGGCGCTCCAATTGTGGATGATGAAGATGTTCCCGATGAAATTAAATCTACAAATTCACCACCTAGAAAAAATGAGTGGGACACAGATGACAATCACTTTAAGCGTTGGGATTATGTTTTAGATGAAATGATTTTTGCATTTGAACATTTGATTGACGATTCTTGGCAAGAACAATTTCGATCTGGAGTAATTGATTGGAAAAATACGCCTTGTGAATGGGATGAAAATGGAAAACCAACCCGCTATAAAATGGAAGATGGACCAAATCACACCTACAAATGTGATTATGATTCTATTCAAAAAATTGAAGAAAGAATGCAGAACGGCTTCAAATTGTTTGGCAAATACTATCGTGGCCTGTGGGACTAATAACAAATGCTCAAAAAAGTATACATTTTAATTTTAGCATTGATATCGGTTGTTACGCTTTTCTTAATTTACAATTTTAATGATGAATCCATTTTGCCTGTTAGAGCGGGATATCATGCACTAACAAAAGAAGTTAAAAAACAAGTTACATGTTTAGCGGAAAACATTTATTTCGAAGCCGGCCACGAACCGCAAGAAGGTAAGAAAGCTGTTGCTTTTGTAACAATCAATAGAGTGCAAACAGGCAACTATGCCAATAATATTTGTGGTGTTGTTTACCAAAAAGTGAATGGCACTTGCCAATTTACTTGGGTGTGTGACCCAGGCACAACAAATAAGCTCTTGACAATTAAGAACACTCCGTTGTATAATGATATCTTGAAATTATCGACCAATCTCTATTTGAATTTTGATAGAATGGAAGATAATACGAACGGCGCGACATATTATCACGCCGATTATGTTGAACCTGGATGGAAATTGAAAAAGGAGAAGCAAATTGGAAGACACATCTTCTACATCAAACATAGCGACAAAATCGACCGAAACAAAGGATTCATCTAAAATGAGTAAAGATTTGGCAACCGTTTGTGTATCTTTGGTGCTCGTTGCTTGTACAGCAATTGTTGGCGCTGTCGTGTTTCACATGAACGACCGAAACAATATGTCGAAAAACATCGAAGCGGCTATTGCAAAAGGTGTCGATCCCGTGTCTGTAAAATGTGCTTATGAAACCAACCCAAACGCAACTTGCATTGCTTATGCTTTTGCTACTAAAAAGTGAGATATAATATGAATTTTGAACTGACTTGTAAGAATGATACAAATGAAACTATCGTTAAGTTTCGAGCTGATTATTTGGACGATGTGTTGATGCGTATCGATATGTTCTTGAAAGGCTGCGGTTATGTATATGACGGCAATTTGCGTATTGATGAATATGAAACTGTTGTAGATAGTGATTCTGAAAACATTTCATTCGATTTTTCGAACTCTGCACAACAAAAGTTTAACTTTGATGGTTTGCCAGATAACAATTGGCCTTTTGTCGGCGCTGGTGCACAACCCTGTGATCATGTGTATACAGCTAGTGTTGATGACCTTAGTTCCATTCATATTGACATAAACGATTCGGTTAAAAAGTAATGCCGACAAAAGAGGAAATGAAATCTTTTGCATTGGCAATTGAACGAATAGTTGCTAATACAGATTTCAATTATATCGAAGCTATCATAGAGCATTGTCGGATGACCGGATTAGAAGTTGATGTGGCTGCATCTTTGATTAATTCTAATTTGAAATCTAAAGTTGAAATTGATGCGATGGATCTAAATTTGCTCAAAATTAAGGGCGCTCGCCTTCCTATATGACAGGTTATGAAACTTTTGGAATTTACGAAGCACTAAAGTTACATTTTACCAAAGACTCATACGATTTCTTCAAATATAATGGTAAAACAAACATTAGTGTAACCGCGTTTGAAAACCGAAAAGACAAATATCATTTTTATAAATTGTCTCGCAAGCTTCCAAATCGCGAAGACTTGATCGATTTTATCGTAGCAAATTTGATCAAAAATGAAACTCTTTGGGTTGGCGATCTATTAAATGATGATGCTGTTGTGACATATCGCCAACGCCAAAGAGTTCTTCAATCACTATCATACATTTTTGAAAACGACTGTAAAAAAGTCTTTGATGGTGTTGAAGATCCAAATGATGTTATCAAAGTGAACGATGGCTCATATCCAGTGCTTTTGACACAAATGTTGCAGAAGAATATTGAATTTGAAACTGTATGTGTACTGTCGAAAATACTTGGATTTTTGTCTATGTGGCAGAAAAAAATTACCGATGATATACGATGGCCTACTGTACATCGTAAGCTAACAAAGTATGCCGCATTTTTACCTCAAGATGTTGTAAAATATAAGTTAATCTTAAAAAGGGTAATCAATGATTAAAATCATCTATTTGGACATGGATGGTGTTCTAGCAGATTTTGAAAAATCATATGAACATCGTTTTGGCAAAACTGCAAAAGAAGCTAGGGACCAAAAAGAATTCAGTCCTAACTGGAAAGCATTTGTTGAAGAAAAGATATTTGAAAAATTAGATTGGTTTCCAGGTTCACACGAACTTTTGGACTTTGTTCGAAAACTTCCCGTAAAGAAAGAAATATTGTCTTCATCTGGCGGCGAAAAATTTCATGGCGAAGTGACTGTTCAAAAAATCAATTGGTTGCGTAAACACGGAATCGATTATAAAGCAAATATTGTTCCTGGTAGAAAAAAGAAAAAAGAATGGGCATCACCAAATGCAATTTTGATTGATGATACTGAAGAAGTAATTAATCAATTTAATGCCGCCGGCGGACACGGCATTCTTCACAAAAATGTCGGCGATACTCTCAAAAAATTGAAAATGCTCTTGCGTGACAACTAAATATGTGATATACTATGTTGTTGTGGATAAGACGTTTATACTCCGTTAATACACCGTTATACGAAAGGAAATATTATGAGTTCATTTGCAAATCTCAAGCGCTCTAAGAATTCGTTTGAGAAACTTACCAAGGCTATCGAAGCCACATCTCAACCTGCTGAAGCAGGATCTAAAGATGATAATCGATTTTGGCAACCAGAAGTAGATAAAGCTGGCAACGGCATGGCAATTATTCGTTTCTTGCCGGCGCCGGGCGCTGACGGCGATGATGCGCTTCCATGGGTTCGTGTTTTCTCACACGGCTTTCAAGGACCTGGCGGTTGGTTCATCGATAATTGCTTGACCACAATTAACGAAAAGTGCCCCGTGTGTGAACATAACAACACTTTGTGGAATTCAGGCATCGAAGCAAATAAAGACATTGCTCGTAAACAAAAGCGCAAGTTGTCTTATGTTGCCAATATTTTGGTGATTTCTGATCCCTCTAATAAGTCGAACGAAGGTCAAGTTAAACTTTTTAAGTTCGGCAAAAAAATCTTTGACAAGATTACTGAGGCGATGAATCCTGAATTTGAGGATGAGAAACCTATCAACCCATTTGATTTTTGGGAAGGCGCAAACTTCAAGCTGAAGATTCGTAATGTTGAAGGATATCGTAACTATGACAAATCAGAATTTGCAGAAGCTTCTGCTCTTTTTGATGGTGATGACCAGAAGCTTGAAGATTTGTGGAAGAAAGAGTTTGGTTTGAAGGACTTTGCTGATAAGAAGCAATTTAAGCCTTACGATCAACTCAAGTCTCGCCTTGACAAGGTTCTCGGCTTTGATGGTGCACCTATTGTTAGTAGGTCTAAGGCTGAAGATACTGTCGTTAAGGTCGAAGACACTTCATTTATTGATAAGTCATCAACTGATGATGATGAACTTGATTATTTCAAGTCTCTTGCAAATCAAGATTAAAAATACCCCTGCCGTGTGACTAACCCCGCCTTGTGCGGGGTTTTTTATTATACAGTAGATAACCTATCAACCAAATACTTCATAAAATCGGTATCGACAACATTTGCTGCAGCAATTTGAACAGATGAACCTTGGCGATTGCCAGCATTTTGCACATTTGTTGTTGGTGCGTTAATAACAACTGGCGGCGCTGTTGCAACTTGAAGTCTTTCTCTCGCAACTTCTGTTGTAGCCGCAGCTATTGCAGAGCCCATCGGTGGTTTTATTGATGCTACAGACATTGTTGGCGCAGGTGCAGCTGCAACCGAAGTTCCAACACCAGGCGTTGTAGCCGCAGCTAGAGTTGCACTTGGTTCAGCTGTAAACATATCAAATTCAACTTGTCTTCTAGCAACCAATCCTCTATTAACTTTACCTCCAGCTTTATTGTATTCTGGTATTTTATTTGCTATTTCTTCAATACTTCTTGTGCCGTTTGCAGTCAATTGATCTAATATTCCAGGACCTAAATTAAACACAAATGAGGATAAAGCATCAACTTGGTTTTGATTAAAATCATAATTATGTTTAGCTGCGTGTGCAATGACAGCTTTTCGTGATTTAGTTAAAGCTTCTCTTAAACGCTTATCAGCTTCTTCCTCTGTGATTACTTCGTCTGGACTTTCCGCTTTTGTGCCATATCCGATACTATATTGTTTGTAATCCCAAAAAGCTTTAGAAGTTCCTTTTTCTTTTGCCAGATTTGGATTTTCTTTTTGCTTTATAAAATTAACCAGTTCTTCACTAGGTTCGTCTGTGGCTGGAGTTGGTGAAACCGAAGGTGGATTAATTGTGCCTCGGCCGCCCTCTACGCGACTGGGAGAAACGCCCAATCTGGCCATTTTACTTTCGCCAGTTTCCGTTTGTCTGAATCTTCTTGCTTCAGAGGCAGCATAAGAACCATCACTTGGAGTTCTTAATTCTTTTATTAATTCGGCGCGTTTAAAAATTTGTTCGGTCGTTGGACTTGTTATGCCTTCAGATTGTAATTGTAGTGCTGCTTCATCTTTAAATGCAGCCTCGGCCGCAGCAGTTTCTGCTGTTATAGCTTGCGCTCTAGTTTTAGTGGTTTCTTTGCCAAGTATTGGGTCGTAGCCCAATTCTTCTCTTGCTGCTTGTTGAAGTTTTTGAGAATTTAATTTTTTTAATTCCGCTTCTTCTTGGTCCGATAGTGCGCCTTGCTCTTTCTTTTTTGCAGCGAGTTCTAGATATCGCGCTTTCTTTTCATCATATTCATCACGCAATAATTTCATAATTTGGAATAATGAAGCTCCAGCTGCAATCGCTAAGAACAATGGGTTTGTTACAACGGCGCCCAAAAATCTTATAATACCAGTTATGACATTACCAGCTAATCCAAACGCTTTTAGAATATTATCGATACTAAAAACATTCACTATGCCTTTTAATAAAAATTCGCCAATTCCACCTAATGTTTTTGTTATCGCATCAAAAACCATTTTGCCAATGGATAAAAGTGGCGTCAATATTGTTCCTAAAGTTCCCAAGAAGCCAAGCGCGCCGCCAGATTCTTCTTTTTTTC